TGTCCGGGAAAGCCTCGCGCAAGCAATGAACCAACGCAACCTTGCGAATCATGGTTGCCGGTTTGCTTACCCAAAGATTGCGGCCCGTGCTGTATTCCTGCAAAGCCACCTCGTCATAAAATGGGCGCTTGCCCTTGCAGTAGACGCGGCACCAGCCGCCCACAAGCGTTTCACCAACACTAGGGTAGTAAGCAGAGCCATCACGCCTGCATATGCGCCCGTTAGCGTCAGAGTAAATAACGCCCGCCTCAAATCCTTCATAGTCCGGGTTTGCCGCAGCCCTCTTTGTGAAAGCCTCTTTGCCTGCCTGAATCTGTGCCGGCTTGTCACCGTACTTGATTAAATAGACCTCGCCAACCCACGGGTTAAGCCGCTGCGCTGCGCAGAGCTGCAAGAATAGCCCCACTTCCTGCACGGTAGCGTTTGGGCAAAGGTAGTCAACCACATCTTGAGGCGTGATCTCCACCATTGCGCCCGAATCGGCCTTAAACTCAACAATTTCGTTCATGTCCTGACCTTTCTACTTGATTATACATGTCACCACCACCACAACACAACGGTAATGTTTACCAGCGCTTACGGCAATGGTGTAAAGCACGCCCAATTGAATTGCTCCATAGCGTCTGTGTCCGTCCAAACGACCGTCAAAGGGTTGTCTAGGTCAAAGGTGCAAACCAGCATCACGCGCCCGTCTTTATCTTGCACAAGCGCTTTCTTGGTTGGATCATACAGCGGCCTTGCGTAGTAGCAAAGGCCACAAAGCCCGCAATTCATCGCTTGGCCTTTGGTATGTAGTAAATGCCCAGCTTGCTTGCTAGCGTCCTGATTGCGGCCTCTTTGCGGCCCGGTAGGTAGAGTTTCCAGCCGTCCCACTTTGCGCCGTGTGTCGGGTAATGGGTCACGACCTTCTTTATGTCCTCGTTACACCACCGGTTAGCAAGCTTCATGCCGCTTGCTTGATCAAAGAAACTGTACTTGTAGAAATCCACATCCGGGCAAAGCTGCATCATGCGATAGACGGAAAGCCCCAAAGCCTTTGCAATCAGAATCAAAGGCGTGCCGTGCCTAGCCATGAAACGCACGTATTCAGAGCGTGAACCGTAGCCAAAGAAGCCCGCATCGCTAGCCATCATAACCAGCCATCCAAAGGCCCGCCGTGACAAAGCCCGGAATAAGCACAAGATACTCCCCGCCAAACGCGAAATATCCGCGCTGAATGTACGCGGCCACCGCGCACACAACAAAGGCCACCAAAGAAAACACGATGGTTGCCAATCCCTTGTTATCGTCCATTGCAAGCCCCTTTCGGTTGGTTGGTTGCTTTCGTTCCCTTAAGTATAGCGCCACAACCACCACAAGCAACGTACTGCACAATATACACAAATTTATACAGTCTGGCCCAAATTATTTCCCGGCATACCCTTGATAAATCGCCATCTTTCGCGCATGCATAAAGGCTTGCAAGCGCCACAAATCGACAAAGGGCCAAAAACCGCGCCGTTACGCGATTCTCAGCCCTTTCTCAGTAGACATAACATACATTATCGGTAGTCGATGTGTATACGTTATGCATTCAGATGCATAAGGATTTGTCAAGCCGCCTCACTTCTTGGCCTGCTTTGCCCTCTTAGGTCTTTCGGGCTTCTTTTCGTACTGTGAGCACTTGCCAAGCCTAAAGAGCCTGTTTACCGCTGCATCGTCCGGTATCCGCTCCATAATTGCGAGAGCGGGACAACCTTCCCCGCGCCTGTTGTTATGCTTGCAGCGCTCGCACCATTTGGCCTTGTGGCTGTCCCATTCGTAGCTAGTCATTGTCGGCCCTCTTGTTCCAAGCCTCTAGCGCTTCATCCTCGGATTTGAACCAAAGCCCAAAGCCACGCGCACAGCAACGGTAATCTGGGCAACAGTAGCGATACAGCTTGCTAGGCATTCTTACTTTCAGCTCTGCACCATTGCCGCAAAACGGGCAATTCTTGACCTTTACGCCTTTCATGCTTGCCCCCTAGAACGGTATTTCTTCATCGTATAGCTCCGGTGCCACGTAAGCCGGTTGCGCGGCCTGTGGCTGCTGTGGCTGCTGCTGGTTGTCGCGCTTGCCGCTCGCAAAGTCTAGATCGGTAACGACCAAATCAATCTTTGAGCGCTTGTAACCGTCCTTCTCCCATTGCGAATAACGCAGCTCGCCCGCAACAAAAAGCTTGGTGCCTTTCAAAATGTGCGATTCTAGCGCCTGCGCTCGCGTTCCGTAGACAACGCAATCAATGAAATTCGGCACGTCAACCCAATTGCCGCTAGCGTCCTTCTTGCGCTTGCTGAAAGCAAGGCCAAACGTGAGAAACGCCGTGCCGCCCTGTGTGGCCTTTAGCTCGCCGTCGCGCGTCACGTTGCCTGACAGCTCGCAACGGTTAATGCTCATTGCGCACCACCCTCATGCTAGCCGTGCGCTTCATGGTAGCGCCCTTGGACAAGCCAAGAATGCTCATGAACCTGCGCCGCTGCTGCCTGTTGCTCGGTGCCTTTGGCCTTTCTCCAATGTTCTTGTAAACCATTTCTTTCCCCTTTCTGTTGGCCTTGCCGAAATATTACCACCACAACAAAAAGGCGCGGCCCCTTGCAGAGCCGCGCCCACATAATCCCTACGCTGTCGCTAATGCGTCAACCTGCGATGCCGTGAAGAAATAGGCTTTCTTCATGAACATCTTTCCCGGCTGAACCTCGCCGGTTTCGTCCTCAACCTGCTGCGCACGCTTGCCCTTGACATACTTCCAGATCGTCGCGCTGAATGCCGCGTGCTCGCCCTTGCGAACGCTAAAGCCAAGCGTGCGCCAATGGGCAAAGGTGTGCGCGTCCTCGGTAATGCCGTTCATAAGCTTTGCGTTGGCGATGATCTCAGCGTTGGTCATGGTCGGTGTCCTTTCGGTCGGTCGCCTGTTGACACATTCATTATAAGCACCACCACCACAACCACGCACGAGACTAAGCAAGTGCATAAATCCTTCACAAACGCACATCATAGGCTTATGAAAAAACTAATTCTCTTTTCTACAGTCGCAATGACACTATTAGCCACGGGAAACGCCGCGCAAGCGTCCAATTGCCACGTGCAGCCCGGTGAAAGCATTTGGAGAATAGCGAAAGAATACCATCTTGATTTCTCGCGCCTCTTAGAGCTAAACAAGCACCTGAAAGACGTTAATCTCATACACCCCGGCCAACACGTAAACACGCATTATGACAGCGGCACGGGCAACGATCATGAGCAAAGCGACGGTGCCAAAGGCAACGCCACGGCACAAGACAAGGTCAGTGACGCTGACCAAAGCACAAGCGACGCGCAAGCAACGCAGGTGCTTGAATTGGTCAACACAGAGCGCAAGAAAGCCGGTTTGCAGCCTTTGACGCTAGACAACACGTTGAATCGGATAGCAGCGGAAAAGGCACGCGACATGGCAGAGAACAACTATTTCTCGCATGACTCGCCAACATACGGCACGCCATTTGACATGATGCGCAGCTTTGGCGTTGACTACAAAAGCGCCGGTGAGAACATCGCAGCCGGTCAAAGATCGGCAAGCGAAGTCATGCAATCATGGATGAATAGCAGCGGCCACCGCGCAAACATCCTTAATCCCAACTATACAAAGTTAGGCGTTGGATACTATGCCGGTGGTAGCAAAGGCACGTATTGGGCGCAAGAGTTTACGCAATGAAAAAAGCCCCCGCGATTGCTCGCAGGGGCTTTGCTTGCTGTGGTAGCTATTGCTATGGTGGCCTTAGTTGAACTTGTGAGCTTGCGCCATCATCCAATACGGCATTTCGATGTTGAATGCCTTAAAAGCCTTATAAAGATGCTCAACGTCTGCCATGTACGTATCATCAACAACGCGGTGCTCACCAACGCGAAAGCCAATATAGTCTCCACCATTAGCAAAGAACTTGACCGTAGTAAAGCTAACGTGCTCGCTCCAAAGCTCATGCTTGATATAGGCCACATCGTCACCAAAAGTATCAGAGATAATCTTGTCAAAAGCGTTAAGGCTGTCGTTAAGCTCGTTGGTAGGGTCGATAAGGCTTGAAAGACGCTTGATGTTGGCATTGGTGGTCATGGTCGGTGTCCTTTCGGTTAGGCGCTTATGTTGATATTGATTATAGCGGCACAACCACCACCACACAAGACGGTACACAAAACCTACATATCCTCTAACAGACCTTGCAAGAAAGCCCGTTCTTCTCGGTAGTGCTTAATCAGTATCCGCACATGCACCACCATTGGATGCGCCTCACTTGCGCGGATATCCTCAACCTGCTTTTGATAGAAAGCAATTTCCTTTTCGACAAACGCTAGTCTGTCCCTGATCTTGTTTCTCATTTCCTCAGTCCTTTCTTTACCAAAGGGAAGCCGGGTTACCCCGGCTTCCCTTTGGTGCCTGTTGGCTTTTTGCTGGCAGACTACTTGAGCACTTCGTACCAACACCCATAAAGGCTATCTAGCACCTTTTGTGCTTCAAAGCACGTCAGCCCCTTACGCTGCTTATCAAAGATGCTAGAAAGCTGCTCATGAGCACACTTGCCATCGTCAAAGCGAAAATAAACGGTGCCAAGGCTGCTTGTGGTCGAATACCACAGCTCAACGGTGCAATCTTCCTCGGTGGTACGGTAATAGCGCTCTACGATGCTAGCCATTTTCGGCCCCTTTCGGTTGGTTGGTCTGCCTTACCTTTCATTAATTTGATTATACACGTCACCACCACCACAACACAAGCATTATTTAGCGTGTTCACAATTCTGTCACATGCGCAACTTGCAAGAAATGCCCGAAATCATGGGTAGTAAGTCATTCGGAAAATTTGCGGCCCTTAAATCGCCTTAGAACAAGCCGTTTACCTGCGCAAATGAAAAGGCCCCGCGATTGCTCGCAGAGCCTTTCAACTCGCCTTGCTTTTGCGCCGCGCTACTTGTCAAAATGCTTTGCGGCCTTAAGCTGCCTCATGAGCGCCGTACCCTCGCGTGCCTCTGGCGTGAAATCGTTGTTCTTCCAGAAGCCCCACGCCCACGTAATGAGCGCCACGACAAAGCTAACGCCCGCGTATGTCGTTTGCTCGTCCAGCTCAAGCGGATTGAACCCAAAAGCAGCCGCCGCCGCGTTGATCGCAACAATGATGCTGAACACAAGCCTTGCGATAAGCTCAATTTCCATCTTCCTTACCTCCTAAATCTTTGCGCTGTGGTAGTCAATGCCCGCGCTGTCAAGCCGCTTATGTGCGCTGTCGGCGCTTGCCTTTGCCCTAACCGCAATGTCTCGCACTTCCTTTAGCTCTGTGGCAACGTTCCGATAATCGGCTTTCATTTCCTTGATATCGTCCCCAATAAAGTCAAGTTTGGCGATTACCTCAGATATGCGCCCCGCCGCCGCGTCGCTTTCCTTGCGAGCGTTGCCCAGCATCCCAGCAAAGGCGATGCAAGCGCCTGCAAAGGCAATGACAAGCGAAATAACCTCTGTCGGCATGTCGGCCCCTTACTACTTAGAGACAAGCATGGTGCCGGTTTCGGTCATGCCCTCACCCGTATTGTACTTCAAAGCCGCCATGCCTAGCATGTTGCCCATGAGCGCATAGAACCCGCTGTTGATCTTGACAACGTTGGATTGCTTGTAGCCGCCTCGCGCGTTGATTGGGCAACTGCAATTAGTCATGATAAGCACGTTTTGCGTCTGGTTGGCCTGCACCTGCACGGCCACGGCCTCATTGCTGCCGCCGCTCGCGTTGTACGCGATAACCTCAGTATTGGTGAGACGCAACAAGCCGCCATCAGCGCTGAACCCGTAGGCTTGCCCGGTGCCGCCCGTCACGCTCATGCGGCAATTGTCAAACTTGCCCCTAGTAGCGCCAACAAGCTTGCCCGCGCCGCCGCTCGCCTCGTTCATCCAGAACGCGCAATTGGTGCAATATGCGTCATTCTCCAAAAGCTGCGCATTGTTGCAATTGTTCATGACCACTTGCGCGTTGAAAATCTCCACGTTATCCGTGGTGCTCGCAAATCGCGTGTTGTTCTGGCCCGTGTTGTCAATGATGATTCGGTCACAATTGGCAAAGTCGATGATCACGCGCCGTGTGGTGCTCGCAGAACTCCAAAAGTTGAACCAATAGACATTGCTGTTAATTGTGCTCATGGCCTGCGTGATTCCGAGCGTGCCGTAAACATCAATCTTCAATTGCTGGTAGTCATTGCCGCCGTTCAGAAAGCTTTGAACGATGTTAGACAGCTTTATGTTATCGTCGGTTCCCGTGGCTATGTACATGCCCGTTGCAATGGTGTCAACCGTCGCTTGCATGGTCTGCACTTGCTCAACGATGGTTTCCGCGTCGCTGCCGTCAATAGACTTATAAACGACTAGCTCAACCTCAGTACCCGCGTGAGTGATAGGCACGGCAAGCGTGACCGTCGCGCCGGTCTGCGAAAACTCGTTTTCGTTAAGCCTCAAGCCGTCAATGTAGATTTCCAAAATGTCGATGCTGTATTTGTAGCTCGGTAGGTAGTCGGTAACCGTGAAGCTAGTAACCGTCGTGCTTGTGGTGGTAAAGACATACTCAAGCTTTCGCAGCATGGTTGCCGTGGCTAGCGTGTCCTTAACTTGGTCAAACCAATCATCAAAGACCTGTTGGTTGCTAGCAAGCATCTGGTTACCGGCCGCGTCATACTGATTCCAGATCGTAGACGTGTCTACCTGCTGCACAAGACCAGCCACATAGCCGCACACGTCAGAGTTTCCGCGCGTGTCCTGTATTGCGGCCTGCGTGATGCTGGTAACGCCCTTGGCAACCGTGATGTTGGCAAGGCACATCTCATATCTTGACTCTGTGCGCACAAGAACCGGTGCCGTTGGGCTTGCCGCTGCCGTTCCGGTCTTTACCTCAATGCCCATCGCACGCGCCGAATAGTCAACATAGAAGATAACCCGGTCGATTCGCCCAAGCAGAGCGTTAGCCGCCGCGATTGTCAGCGGCAAAGCAGCCGTGTTGATCATCTTATGGCCGTTAATCCAGCCTTGGCCCGCCTGCACGCTTACCTGCATGCCCGTGCCTGCCAACACTTGCAGATTAGTTGACGGATTCGGAAAAACGCCATCACCAACAAGCAAGTCTAGGTAGCTGGTAACGTCCTCCGCGTCATATATCCGGTCATACGTGCCATTTTGCAGCACAGCGTTAAAAAAGTAGCTATTAATTGCCATCGGTTGCCCTCCTTTGTGGCGCTATTGTGCCTAATTAGTAGCTAAATTCTCTATCTGACCCGGCACCAATTCTTGTGCAGTAAATTTTTCGGTTGTCGTAGTCAATAGAAACAGCATCAAATGCGCCCTCTGCAATCGTTCCCATAGACCTTCCATAGCCGTCAGTCGTATAAAGGCCGTCGCTTGTGGTCACGATGGTAAGAAATCCGTCTAGGTCGCTTGATACGTCCTTATGCACATGGCCTGCAAACACGCAAACAAGCTCGCTCGTGTTGGTCGAAAAGTCCTTGTCAACAACAGCCGCGCCATAAGAGTCTTGCACGTGTGTGTGCTGCGCGAACCCGCTAATCACGCTTTTTAATAGGGAAAGCGTCGCGCTAGAACCTTCATCGTTGGCAAGGTTTAGAGGTTGGTGCATAAGCATGATTACCTTGTAATCATCAATATTGAGCGCTTCGTCAACCAACCAAGTGTAGTCTGCGGGAGACATGAGCACATATCCCTGAAAGTTTGGCCTACCAGAACCCGAATATTGGTCCAGTACGATGAACCGCGTTTTCTTGCTCTCCACGTCAAAGTAGTATGACATGCTGCCGCTGTCGTTCATGTGGATGTTGTCGGGCATGTAGCCAATAGCGTAAGCCCAGCATAACCAATGCGGCAAATTGATGCTGCCACTCGAAACGTTTGCGAGATAGTCATGGTTTCCGTGGCATGAGTAGACACGATGCTTGCCGTACTGTGCCATCATCTGCTGCCACTTAGCCGCCTGCTCGTACATTCCCGCTTCGTCACCCGTATTTGTCTCTGGCACGTCACCACCAAAGAGCATAAACGGCAAAGCAGAGGTCTTGTCTTCAATATACTTGGCAAGCTTCATGGAATTGCACGCAGAATCGCCGGTGTGCACGTCGGTAATGAATCCGAACGACACGCCGCTAACGCCCGCTTTCTGCTGCACGGTAAGCGCCTTGGAATCAAGATAATCGTCGGCAAAGTAGTATGACGGGATAGCCCCCGAATCATCCAAAAGCGAGTCCAGCTCGTCGCGCATGGTGCGAACATCAATGTCAGACACCACCGTAAAACGCGCCAGAACCTCGTCAAGCGTCATTGCCGTGGGGCTTGCAATACCAATGGCACCGTCTAACAAGAGACGATACTCTACACCTGCTTTTAGCGTAGTTTCGACGGCCCATGCAGTAGGCGCTTTATAGCTTTGTGTTGCCGAATCGTATTCAAAGGCTTGTGAGTGCGCATAGCCTGCTACTGGAACGGTTGGCTGCGTGGGTGTGTCACCCGTAATTACCACATCCGTCTTAAACACGATTCGTGACTTACTGCGCGAACGGACTGCATAACGCCAACTGTTGTCATTGCCGCCTTGTGCGTTCACGTTGCCTTTTTCGAAGTAGAAGGAGTCGAGATTGGACGTGCCGAGCAAGGTTCCTACGTCAACACTAGCGCCGTTTGCGACTTCAAGCACACCGCCTGTCTGCACAAGCATCGTGTCAGTAACGCTATTAGGCTGCACCGTGGTTGTAGCTTCCGGATGCTCTGTCAGATAATCGACAACCGCGCTGTCAACCTGCGCGTCTGTCGGGTAGCCCGTGGCCCCCGTCTCGCCCTTTAGCCCTTGCTCGCCCTGTGGCCCGCGCTCGCCGTCCATCACGTCGAAAGTGCGCGTGCCGTCAATATCCACGACGGTAATCCTATGCCCGCCCGCAATCTCGGTAGGCGTGACCGTAGGAGAGATTACCCCGGCCAAATCCGCGCTATAGTCAATCAAATCGTTCTTGATGGTGCTGTATGCAACCTTCTTTGTGTCGGTTCCGTCCGAAACCGGGAAAAAGTGAGCATCCTCAATGCTTGCCGATTCCGTCAGCTCGCTAATCTTCTTGCCGTCTGCCATCTTTAGCCCTCCTTTGGTCTGTGGCCGTCTCTGATTCTATCCTAAATGCTGCTTTGCCCAAGGTCGAAAGTAGGCGTGACCGTATACACGCCCGCTTCGCTCACGCTTTCGATAACCTCAACCAGCCGCGCGTTAGTGCTCACGCCCCAACTGGTATTCTCAACCACCACAACATCACCAACGTCAAAGTCTGTGCCTAGCTCAAAGTTGGTAAGAAAGACGTTACCAGCAAAAGCCTGCACAACGCTTGTGATCTGCTCTAGCCCTTCCTCTTTGAGCTGCGCCAAATAAACGGAATCGGAAATTTGGCCGTTGTTCGTGCTTGCGTTTCGCGCGTCAACGTAGATTTCATAGCGATTAAGGCCCCTGTTTTCGGCATTGCTTGCCCAGATGGTTTTACGCGCCGCGCCCTCGCCCTCGCCTGCAACCAGCACATCAGTAACGACGCTTTCGTAATCCTCCGAATAGTCAGAGCTAGCCAAGTTGTCGTAATCGTTTGAGAAAATAACGTAAGGGTTGGCGCTCTGGTTATAGCTCCGGTCAATTCCTGCGTACAGAATGAGCGAAAAGGCGTTGCTTTCTGTCAACTCAATCTTGTAGCCAATCTGATAGGTCTTGCATATGTTTTGAATGACCGCTAGCAGATTCTTGCCCGTAAACTGCTGTTGCATGGTGGTTGCCGGTATGCTCCAAGTGCCATACTCAAGCCCCGGCAATCGCCGCGCGCTGTTCTGTGGGCTTATCGCGTTGGCGTTAACAAGCGTCTTTATGCATGCCTCAATGGTGCCGCTAACCTGCGTTTGCACCGCGATGATTCGCCGCCCTAGTATTGAGGACAAAAAGCGCCCCGAAACGACGCAGATTTCTTGATTGTTAAGGTCTTTCGTGATTTCCACGCGCTCAATTATGCCAACCTCACCGAAACCGTCACGAATCACGTAAAACCCGCGCATCACGTATGGCCTGCATGGTGAGTACATGCTAATTACCAATTCAAAATCGCCCGTGTCATAGTAGCGCCGTGACCAAATGAAGCTTATGTAATCATCGACCACACAAAGCCGATTAAAAGACGTGTCGGCAATGACCGGAATCATGCTCTGTGGCATTGCGTGTGAAACAAGCATCGGCATTGCCTACACCCCCTCGTATAAGTCATTATGGATGATGTTTATGACCAAATCACCCGCTTGCCCGCTCGCAATTTCGTGGGCATACACGCCGCCACCAAAAGGCAACTGTAACCACGTGATGCCTTGCATAAGGCTGTTGAAAATGTTGGTAGTCACGCCGTTGCGCAGCAAGGTAACGCTTTTCTCGCCCGCCTGCGTGTTAATCGTGATCAAGTCACCGGCCTGCATGGTGAAATTCACGCCTATGAAATCGCCTGTCTCATAGTCGTACACTTTCGGGTTGGTAATGGTGCCATATGCTTGCAGCTCAATCGTGATGCCCGTCTCAACCTCGCCATTGTTGGGTATTTCGATACTAGCCAAAGGGTCAATGTAGCCGAAAACAAGCAGCTTATCACCAGAACTGTCGGCAACCGTGGCCCCCAGCATGGTTTCGCTAGCCTCTGTGTGCAACTCGTCGCTTTGCTCGGTCAAGAGCGCAGCAGACGTGTAGACAGCGCCCGTAGAGGCAAAGGGGAAATGGAAAGACGGCACTACGCTTGACATTTCGTCAATGACAGCTTGCGCAACTTGCCAATAAGGAAACGGGCAAAGGATAGTGACCGTGCAAACCTGCTTCATGTCGAAATACGACACGCCCACGCTTTGCACATAGCCATCAATGTAAACGTCTCGCGTCTCAGAGACGTAATAGGCCCTGATCTTGTGCTTTGGTCTGCAAACCTTGAATGCCGCAATTCGGTTTTCTGCCGCGTCATACTCAATGGCAAAGGCGATGGAAAGCGTGCGCATCTGAACCTTTGCGCTGTTGTATTGCTGACCGTCCAGCAAGCCAACCTCAGACGTGTTGATTGTTGCCGGTGCTGGCCCCAATCCCTCTATCTCGTCAATCGTAAAAGGCCCGCCCAACTGATTAAATACAAGCTGGTTGCCGCGCTCGTTCTCTAGCGTAAAGCTATACATTCTTTAGCCCCACTTTCGCGCTAAATATCAGACTGTTGGTGTCTCGGTAGATCGAAAGCCGGTCAAGCGCCTTTGGTGAGTTGTTGTATTGGTTAAAGATAACCGTTTGCCCACCTCTTGCAGCAGCGGCCACGCCACCACCACTAGCAGCAGCCGCATAGCCACCGGCCACGCCATTAGCGGCAACCGAAACACTGCCCTTTAGTGCGTCAACCGTGTTGCCCATGCTCTTTTGCATGGTGCGTAGCGTGTCGGGCATTTCCTCGCCAAATCCAACCGCTATACCCTCAGCAAGCATCTTGCCCACTTGGTCACGCATGACCTTTGACGGGCTTTCGATACCAAAAAACGCCTTAATGCCGCCCAAGACGCCATCACCGAAACTTTGAATCTTGCCGATAACCCAATCTGTCATGTTGTTAATGCCGTTCCAAAGACCGCGCACCAAATCAGAGCCAATAGACAACATTCTGTCTGGTAGCCCCTTGATTCCGTTCACGACCGAATCAAAAAGCTGCTTTGCCGCGCTTGCTCCCTTGCTCGCAAGGTCGCTACCCCACGTAGCAACCTTGCTAACCGCGCTTTTCAGCCATTCCCACACCTTGCCGGGTAGCTGACTAAAGAAGTCAATGACATTGCTAAGGAAGTTGCGGCCCGCCGCCGCCGCGTTCGCTGCCGTGTCGCTGGCCCAAGTGCGTATCTTGGCAATCGTGTTGCTTAGAAAGTCGGCCACCCTGCCGGGTAGCTGCTGAAAGAACGTCACGACATTTTGCACAAAATTGGTCGCTGCCTCTTTAGCGTTTGTCGCTATGTTGATGCCCCATGTGACGATTGCGGCAAGCGCATAGCCCAGCAGAAAGCCGATGTTGTACGGCAAATCCTTAAAAAACTGCACGACATTTGCCAAAAACGTCTGGCCCGCCTCAAGCGCCTTTTGGCCCAAGTTTGTAGCCCATTCCTGCACCGTAGTAATAGCATTGCCCAAGAATGTAGCGATCTTACCGGGTAGCTGCGCAATCGCGTTTGGCAACGTCTCTGTAAAGAACTTTCCTATGGCTGCAACCGCGTTGCCGAAAAATTCCTTGATGTTGCCCCAAATCTCAATGACCTTGTTTCTAAAATTCTCGTTGGTCTTGAAAAGCACGACCAAAGCCGCCACAAGACCAATCACGGCCCCGGCAATGAGCACAAACGGATTAAGGCCCACGACCGCGTTAAACGCCGCCATGATGCCTTGCCCGCCCTTTATGAGTCCAAAGAACGTTTTGAAAGCGCCAACCAAAGACATGATGCCCTGAATTGCAGAGATCGCCGTAACGCCCGCCGCAATGCCCGCAAGTGCCGCGATGATAGGCCCTTTGTTGTCAAGCACGAATTGCACGGCCTCTTGTATGTACGGTATGACCGCCTGAATGCCGTTTGAAATGCTCGTGATGAAGCCCGTGATGTTTTCGCTGCCAATCTGGTTGTAAATCTCCATGAGGCCCGAAACAACCGTGGCCTCTAGGTTGCCCATAGCGCCCTCAAACGTGCTAACGCTTGTAGCGGCCTCAACCGCGATAGGGTCATTGCCCAATTCCATGATCGCTTTGTTGAACTCGTCTGCCGTGATTTGGCCCTCGCTCATTGCCTCGCGGAAATCGCCGGTATAGGCCCCGGCATTCTTTAGCGCCTCTTGCAGCTTGCCGCTTGCGCCCGGTATCGCGTCCGCTAGCTGGTTCCAATTCTCGGTTGTCAGCTTGCCCGCGCCCGCCGTTTGCGTCATTACCATTGCAACGCTGTTGAACGTGTCGGCATTGCCGCCCGCCACCGCGTTTAGGTTGCCTGCCGCCTGCGTAAGCCCGGTGTAATCCTTGATGCCGTTTGCGGCAAGCTGCGCCGTGGTGTTTGCGATGGTATCTAGGTCATACACGGTATCGTCGGCATACTGCTTTACCGCCTCACGCGCCGCGTCAATGTTTGAGCTGTCAAAGCCCGCAAAGCCCATCGTTCCCTCAAACTTTTGCAGCGCGTCCGCGCTCGCTATCGCCTCGCTTGTAAGCCCCGAAACGAAATCAATTGCCTTTTGGATTCCGCTAGAGATTAGGTTAGCCAAAGCGCCTTTGAGAACGGTAAAGCCTCCGTTTGCCGCCTCGCTCGCAGAGTCCCCCGCCTCGTCAATTGAGTTATCCAAATCGTCTGCCGCGCGTTCAGCGTCATTCATCTTGCGCTTGTTGTCGGCTAGCTCGCTTGAAAGGCTGTCAATCTCGGTAGCTAGCCTTTTCGCCTCAGCCGGGTTATTGCCCACAATCGCGTTTGCGTACTGCCTCTTTAAGTCGGCAACTTCTTGCTCTTGCTCGTCAATCGTGCTATTTAGCTGTGCCATAGGCGTTTGAGCCTGCCGCTGCTCTGCCTGTAGCTCTGCCAACCTGTCGTTGTATTGGTCAAGTTGCGATTGCGTCTTTTTGCAAGCGGCCTCTTGATTCTCAATCTGAATCTTTAGCTTTTGCGCCTCTGGGCTTGCCTCGCCCATTTCCTGCGCGGTTATCGCGTATTGCTTCTTAAGTTCCTCAAGAATGGTTGTTTGGCCGTCCAGAACCTTAGTAAGCTGCTTTGTCTTGGCCTCTACGCCCGTGGCGCTGTCAGACCACTTGCCCATGCCCGCCGTGGCGTTTTTGAACTCGGCATTGGCAAGGCTGATTTCTCGCCTTGCGTCCTGCATGCCCTTCTTTAGCTGCGCAATGTCAAGTTTCCATTGCATCGTACTTTCGTTGTCTCTTGCCATTGCCGCACCCCGCTAAAAGATCATGTTGTCACTTGCCTTGCGCCTAATGTGCATGTTCCCCTTTGAGTCATAACGAATGTTACCACGCGACACGGTAGCGCCCGTGTCCGCGCTAGTTTCGTTGCTCCTGTTTACCCTGCGAATAAGCAGAAAAACCTCACCGCAACGCTCGCGCCGCACCGCAAAAGGCGTTAAGGCCGGGTACCGCTTGCAAAGGTTGTCGGTGAGGTCAAATAGGGTTTCATATATGGTAAGGGTAGCGACGTTGCCGCCGCCACCCTCTATGCGTTTTTTAGTCCGCTTTTGTTGCCGCCGAAACCATCCACGACATAGCGGAAAAGGTCAACCATGACCGGCACGACCTCACGCACCTTGATATGCTTCAAGTCCTCGCGCGTCAGACCGGGGAAAACGTCAAGCAGCAGCGTGCAAAGCTTATCCCAGTTGTCAACCACGGCACGAATAACGCCCGAATCGTCAGAGCCATCACCAACCGCGTCAATCAGCCCTAGAATGTCCTCAACCGTTCCAAACATAATGTCGTAAGCCTCAGCCGTGACGGTCTTTGCGATCTCGGTTTGGCTCGTGCGGCCCGTCTCCGCATCGTGCGCATATACATTAAGCGTAAGCATCTTCATTGCCCCTTTTTATCGTGATTACTCGCCCTGCGTGGCCGTCTTAGCTTTTAGCCGTCACGCCTACCGTGGTGAGGTTATCCGGTGTCACGACCTGACCAAACACAGCCGTATCAGTAAAGTCGCTAAAGCGCGAATCCAGCACGACGCCCTTGGCCGTCTTGCCGGTGCTCGTGAACTTGTGGTTGGTGTTCACGCCCGTGTAAGTCAGCTCTTGCCCGTTGCTGTCGGTTCCATCGTCCTCCGTGGCGCTGGTAGCTTCCGGAAGGTTAAACTTGCCCTTAAGCCGCCAATAGACAACCTCGCTGCCATCGGTAAGACCGTACTTGTAACCAATGGCAACATAAGGCGGCACGCCCGGCCCGTCAATCAGAGCACCGCTTGCCGTGTCAATCGTCTTGCCCGTGATATCGGCAAGAACGTTGAGCGGAATAGCCGCGCCCGTGATCGTAATTTCGTCCGCGCCCTCAGAGTTAATGACGATAGCCGGGATGTTGTCGTAATACTTGCTTGCGCTAGATGCCTCGGTGCTCTTGGAAATCTCGGCAACCGGGATAAGGTCTTGCACCGCGCCCGTGGTGTAGCTGTCCGCATCGTCTGCCGTGACGTGCGCATACACCAGATTGTCAACGCCTCTGTAATCGTCGTAATACTTAGTCATTGTTGCCCACCCTCTCTATGTATGTGGCATTCATGCCCCGGCCCGTGTGGTTCGGCTCGTCTGAAATAATATCATAGCCCTTGCCCGGACAAATGTAGCCTAGCGCCCTCAGCGCGTCGCGTGCCTGCATAAGCATCTGTTGCGCCGTGTCCGGGTTTGCGCTGTAGACGTTAACGTCAAAGTCCCAAACGATAGACTTTTCCGCGTTGTCGTAATAGGTCAAACCGTCCGTGTCATTGTTGTAATAGGTGTAAAAGCTGGCCGGGTATGGCTCGTTGTCGGCCATGCTGCCTTGCAGGTAGACCGGATAGCCAAAGCCCGCCAACGTGTCATAAAGCGTGTTAAGTACGTCCATTGCCTACCCCCTAAAGCCGCGCATGCTCTTGAAATACCTTCTCCATGATTTCGCGCACCTGCTTTTGCGTGCGTGCGCCGCGAATCGCGTTATAGAGATTCACGTCCTTTGCAGCCCGTGGCGTGCCGTACATTCTCCAAATGGAATGCATGCCGCCACCACCAGCCGCGTAAATCTCAAAGCCAACGTGAACGCTCGCCACGGTTCCCGCCCACTCTGGCCCGCTGTCGGGCTTGATAGCAGCTTTCATGCGGCCTGTGCTGTACTTTGTGCCGCCCTTTGAATACTTAGCCGCCGCGTGCCGCGTGTTGCTTTGCACGTAGCTTTGCACCTTTGTAAGCGCCTCGTTAGCCGCTGGCTTTATATCGCCCTCTATCTCGTCAATGCGCCTTGCCAAGTCCTCAAAGCCGCTAAACTCAAGCTTCATCTTTGCCATTAGGCCCCGCCGCCAATCGCGCGAACCTTAAAGCTGCAATACTGGTTGCGCATGTCTATGTTTTCCGGTGTCCCAATGATTTCGTAGGTCTTGCCGGTCGCACAAACGTAAACGCGGCAATCAGCCGTAAAGCTAGGGTCAAACCACGTGTCAACCGTGGCCGTGTCCTCAATGGTGTATATGTCGTTTGCCATTCTCTCTGTGCCGCCAAACGTGCGGAATGAGCCAAAGAAAACCGCCTGCACGTCGCTAGGGTCTGGGTAGGTCTTGACACGTGCGCCGCGCACAATCTCAACCGTTGGCGCTAGCAGCTTCATTGCCACGCTGAACGGTGCCGATGGTCTGTAAGTGCGTGCGCTCACTATTCCTGCCCCTTGCCTGTGGTCGGATTGTCAACCACCAACGCCGCGCCCGCTAGCGCGTCCAATCGTGCCTCAATTGCCGCAACGCGCTGTTTCAGCGCGGCCATTTCCTCGTCAGTATCGAACGGAATAGCGGGATTCTTGTTGATGCAATCATCATCGTTAGTCATTACTGGCATTTTGCGTGTCCCCCAATCCTGTTGAAAGCTGTATGGCCCTTTCGTAGAAGTAAGGCGAAAGCGCACCACCGCCGCCGCCATAATTCCAAATGTCAGCAACGCCGCGCGTAACAACGCCAACCGTCTGTCGCGTACCAATCGCAGAGCTAGGCACGCCCGCGCTAACTAGGTATTCGTTGATCTCGTCGATGTAAAGCTGAATGGTGTTGTCTAGGTAGTCACCCGCGATGCCTAGCGCCGTCTTTACGCTGTTGAGCATGTCGAAATCGTCAGCCATGTTTGCCCCTCCAATGTAAGCGCTTTATTAGCCATTCTAAGCTTCTAAAATGGCCCTGCTAGGCTTTTAGTCTAGCAGGGCCACCAACGGCCCGCATTCGGGCTGCTGTGCGCTCCTAGCGCTACTGCATCACAACCAGAGACGCAGCAGAGACGGGCTTACCGTCAACGGACATGACCGCCTTGGTCAGATAGTCCTCAGTTTCCCAATCCTGCTTGCGCTGAATGCCAAGGTCATAGATGGTGTTGAGCACGTAGTCACGGAAATCATAGATAGCCGCGACGTTAGAACCCATCTCAGTAGCGTAAGGATGAACGATAACCTCACGCCCAAGCAGCCTGCGAACCGGCTTGTTCTCAATGCCGTAGTCAACACGCGCGATAGGCTGGCCGTTATCGTCAACCATGCCGACAAAGGCCATAAACTGCTTCTTGGTCATGAACCACTTGGCCGTGTTCTCGTACTCAACCGGCAATGCGGCCTCAGCCTCGCACAGCTCGGCATAGGTCGGGATGTGCGTAGTCGTGTCGGCAAGCGTGATGGTCTGGCCGGTCGGCACGGTCTGCGTGAGAATGCCGGTAGGCTGGCCGCCCGTCTGGCCGGTACCCGCAAGAATCGCCTTTTCGATTGCGACGGTCATAGCGTCAACCACGTTGGCAACAAACGCATCTTCAAAAGCGCTGATTGCCATAGCGTTAACCTCAGCCGATATGGAAATCTCACAGCGCAGCTTGTAGTAAGAGAAAACGACCTTGCCGGTGGTTTTCTTCTGCCGGTCGCTGCCCGCGCCCTCGGCAACCCACGTTGCGACGGGCTTAACGGAACTGATAGGAATAACAAGACCAGCAGGGTAGTTGGTCTTAGTGACCTCGGCAAGAATCATGCCGCAGACCGTAAGGCCCTCAATAATGCGGTTCATGATCACGGTAGGAATCACGCTAGCAACGTCGCTTGTGGTGGTGTTTGCGTCCTGTCGCAGCTCTGCCGGGATAGGCTTACCGGTTGCCACGAAATCACGGAAAGCGGAACGATACTCAAGCGTGTTGGTAGGGTCACCGTCGTTTACGCCGCGCTGCTCTGCGTTGCCCGCGCCATAGGTGCCAAGGGGACGGAAACCGCCAACGCCACGCACGTTCATAGCGGAACGGCCCTCACCGTCACCATTTCGGCCACCATCGCCGTTGCCGCCCTCGTCGGGATTGCGCCCGCCGTCCTCAGACTCGGCAATGTCAAGCAAGTCCTTCTCAATGTCGCGGATATCGTCAACGATATCACGCAGACGGTCACCAATAGCGCGAACCTCGTTCACGTCCTGCGATTCGTCAGAGCGCTTCATAAGCTCGTCGCGCTTCTTCTCAAGTCGTGCCTTGCGTGCCTCAAGCTCCTTCTTAGTACGCATTGTAAATACCTCCATAGATGATGTTGTGGTTCTTTGCCTTTTCCAACTCTATAGCGCCGTCCGGTGCCTTATGTCGGGCATAGTCCAATGCCCTCGCCTGCGCACTCTCCAATGCGCGTTTGCTTCTCGTCTCAATCTCGGTAGACTCATAGGCCGGGAAAGTTACCGCCGAAACCTCCAAAACCTCGGCAATGCTAATGATGCTGCGCGTTGGGTGGTCGGTGTCAAGACCGGCCCAATCTTCCTCACCCACGGAAAACAAGAAAGACATTCCCGTTATATCCCCGCGCTGCACCGCGCTATACAGCGCCCGCGCCTCGGTGTTGTTCTCAACGTCAAGCGTCACGCGGATTGCTAGCCCTTCATCGTCTGGCGAAAGCTGCATGGTGCTGTTTTCGTTGTTGTTGCGAGAACGCGCAAGCGGAATGCGTGACAAGTCGTGATTGACTAGAAAACGCACGTCCTTAAGGTTTGCGCCCTTCAATGCGCCACGCTTGATGATCTCGTCAAAATAGCCCAAATCCGTCTTGCTCTCGTAGACAATCGGCCTACCCGTGATGATGCCCGCGCCGGTGTCGGTGTCGGTTGCGCGAATTTCAAAGCTGTACGCGCGTTGCTCCATGTGGTCACGCTTGCTCATTGGCTACACCCCCTCACCCTCGTTGTCAACTGTCAATTGTATATCATTTGTGGTGTCGCTATCGTCACCATTGACTTTGCCAAGCTGGTATTCTCTCGCATCGTCCGCGTTGACGTAGTTAAGCGACATGAGGCGAACGCCGCGCAATTCCTCCAAAGGCTCCAAGCCAAAGGCCACGCGCTTTTCGTTCTCAAACAGCGTGCCGGTTTGCCCTAGCTCATGCACCATCTGCAAAACCTGATTGGTGCTCATGAAAATTAGCTCTTTCGGATAGAAATAGATGTGGTTGTCATAGCCCTGTATCTCATGCTGCGAGAAAATGCCCTTTGTGAACGCCTCGCTAAAGTTGATGATCAAAGGCTCAAGCGCCCTGTTATAGAAAGCCTCGTAAGTCTCGGTACTGTAATCGCCCTCAAGAATCTTGATAGGCACGCCGAAATGCCTCAACACCTTATCGTCAATGAACTTGAGCAAATCGGTGTCAACCAGCTTAACGTCACGCTTGAATTGGATGATCTCTGATTTGGTGTCAAGTCCAAGAATGCCGCTTTGTGAGTTTGCCAACCGCTGCTCAAAGTTTGCGATTTCCTGCGCAATCTTGCCATCATCCAAAAGCGTGTTGTATTTGACAACGCCATTGATTGCAAAGCTGCTTTTGAGCGCCTTTTGGATGCCTTGCAACATCACATGGTTAAGATCAAGCGTGTTAAGCAATGCCGTGTTGTCAGCGTTGCCGTCTTGGTCACCGCCCATGAAATCGTTCTGGTAATAATGCGTGCGAATGTGGATTAGGCTTTCATAAGGCAGAATGTAGCCGCTGCCATTCTTGAAAAGCATGTCCACAAAAAGCCGTTCGCGCGAATCCTCAAGAAAAGTTACCTGCACCGGCGCAAGCGGCCAAAGCCTAAGCAGCCGCCCCGAACCGTCACGCTCCATATAGATAAAGGCATTGTAGTTGGCAAGCACGCTGTATGTAATCTTCTCTAGCATGTCCGATTTGGTCATGAGCGGATTAGGATTCTCAAGCACCTTTTGAACGCCTGAATCTTGCACCGGCGCAACGTCAAAGCCATAGCGCCGCACGTGTCTAGGGTTAAGCTTCTTCATTTCGGTAACGATGCAATAGGCGCATTGCTGCACCACGTCAGACATAAAAATATCTTCCCCGAATTGGCTAAAGATTGGCGCTGTGCCGTTAAGCATCTGTGCGTATCGCTCGCCCTCGCGCTGCTTGCGCCAACCGCGCCAAAAGTCGAAAAGTCCCATTACCTCACCTATCCCCTCAAAGCGTTAACGAAATCTGAACGATAGCGCCGCATCATTTCATAAGCCATTATCAATGATAGCGTGCCATCTATTCGCTTGCCGTTCGCGCCCTTGGCCTTAACCGGCATAACCAGCCCGTTGTCATACGTTTTGCAACTAGTATTGCCCAAGCACCAATTATCCAATTCGTTGCCGTTGTAATTCACGTAGCCGTCGCGTAAGTCGGCCTCAACCAATCGCATAGGCGATGAAAGCACATAGGATTTCTGATAGACCATTTCTATCTCAAATCCGTAATCGTCCATGCGCTGCGTGAACTGCTTGGCAAAGCGTTGGTCATAGCCAATCTTGTACGGCCTTAGCCCGTATTCCTTATACAGCTCTGCAAACCAATCAGCCACAACCGCCGTGTCAACCTCGTTGCCCTCAACAATCCTAATCAGACCGGCCCGCGCCCATTCCTTGTAACGTGCGCCCGCCTCGGAATCGTCGCTAGTCTCTAACTTTCCCTCTGGTATCCAATACATAGAGTGAATGTACTTTGTCTTATCTCCCTTGCGCATAAGCAGAATCTTTGCGCTGCAAAGGTCGGTTGTCTCGGCAAGGTCAACGCCGCCCAACGCCAACGCGCCCCTAAATTCCTCTAGGTCAAAGCGCTTTTCGGTGTCCAGCATGTTTGCGTCAAGCCAAACGCTCGCAGAGCCAACTTTAAAATTGAAATCCTTTGCGAGAACGTAGGCACGCTTTGAGCGTGATTCCCGCGCTTCCTCAACCTTTTCTTTGAGGTATGACCACTTCTTTACGTGACCAATGCTAGGGTTGCTCTTTTCCCAAGCACGCGAAACGCCGTTTTCGTCGGTGTCCCAAACCTCGCGTTCATCATCCTGCGTGTAGAGCCATGGTAGCTTGCGCCTGCTGCTGTCGCTGTCAGTCTCGCCGTAAATGATCTTGCTGTATTCCTCGCGCTTTTGGTCAAGCAAGCCGCCATCAACGAAACCCTCAGAGCCAAACATGATGATCTTGTATTCGTCCTTTGTTGACGTTGATTGCTGAATCACCGTAAAGATTTCGTTGTCAGCCTCTAGGCTCCAAACCTCGTCAATGCCCGCAAAGTCGATGTTGCGCCCTTCCTTCTGCCGCGTTGACTCGGAAAGCCTATAGATGTGGCTGTTGGTCGCAAAGCATTTGAGGCCCTTTTGGTTGCGCCATGTGTCGCGGTTCTTTGGGTCAAACTGTAGCCGCATGGTGTCGATAACGTCAAAGGCAAGCGCCGCCGTGCCATCGTCGGTGCCGCTGCAAACGATATCCTCACCCGGCTTGCCTAGCAGCATTTCCGTGAACTCAAGCGCCCCGATTAGCTCGGTCTTGCCGCCCTTTCGGGTAATCAGCAAAAGCGCCTCAACGAAACGGTCAATCCAAGCGTCACCGCTATCAATGGTCTGCATCTTGAAAGAGTAAAGCACCTCAATGAATGCCTTTTGCCAAAGCAGCAAGATAAATGGCTTGCCGTAGTAAGGCGATTTGGTAAGCTTGCAACCGTTCTCAATGAACATGATTTTTAGGTCGGCCATGCGCGTATCGTAGCGGTATCGTTCATCATCCAGATCAGCAATAAGGTTTTCTAGCTCGGTGGTCATGTCAACCCCGGCCATGATCTCGCCGCTGTCTATCGCGTGCCAATACTTGTAAAGCCATGTTTCTTCTATTGGCTTATTTAAGCAGCTCATGCGCCCGCTCCAAGAACTCTGCCAACGGTGAGCTATCGCCGTGCGGCATGCGCTGCAAAGCAACGGTCACCATCTTTACGCAATTGTTGTATTGCTGTAGCAGCTCTTTGTATTGCCGCGCCGCTGGCGTGACCTTTTGGCGCGTTGGGTCATTTGGGTTGACTCTGATAAACGGTAGCTTGCGCAGCTCGTCCAACCGCGCCTCTATGAACGTCATTTCCTCTATGGTCGGCCTTAGAACCTCTTGAATGTCTGGCGCATCGTCAAGCATTGCCAACAATTGCGCCTCTCTTGTGTTGTCTGCCATCCTCAACGCCCCCTTTTCCCTCGTGACCACAACCACGCACGCCAAAGCCCGCTAAAACACCACCACTACAAACAACCTTTTGCAATTCGGCCTAAAGTTTGGCCAAAGTCTCGTTTTGCCGCTCGCGGCAAAAGACTTGGCCATTCCCTTACAATCCCTTGCCGTTGTCTGACAATTCAACCCGGGGAGGGTCTGCCACGATTGCAACGAAAGTGCCGAAACGCAATTTTCGTTGTTTTGCCCTAATCCGGTTGGTATCGGTCAAACCAATCATCAATGTATGATGCCCACTTGTCTTGTGGCCTATCGCTCGCCCGCTGCAATCGGTCATGGCAATCATCCTTGCTCGCATCAATGAGCAACGAATCATCAGCGCCGACACGCACCATAAGCCGCTGTCGGTCTGCGCGTCTCGGTGCTCCCGCTATCACAAAGGCTGTGCGCCACTTTCCCGCCCTCGTTCGTACCATGTCGCACATTTCCCCATGCAACTTGAAAACGACCGATTTTAGGCCCTCTGGCTTCTCGTAGCGCGGCAATCCGCTTACTGCCTGCCATATGCTATCCATGTCAACCACCAAATCACCGCGCTGCATGTTCTCGCGCACCCACGACGATTTGCCCGACAAAGGCGCACCGTAGACCAAATGAACCATCCTCGGCTTTGGTTTCCAACCGCCGTTGCCGCCCTGCCATCGGTCATGCAACTTGTTATGGCAACGGAAATGCACGCATTCGCAGTTTGCAGGGTTTAGGGCAACCAGAGCGTCATTGACGTTGCCCTCTGTTAGATGCTGCTTGTGATGCACAACCAAATCATACTTATGCACAATAGGTTTGCCGCACACCGCACAGAGCACAAACCCGGTTGCTGGGTCTGCGCTCTGTGCGATAAACACGGCCCGGAATGATTCCCATTCCTTAGACCTATAGAAGCTTTGCAAAGTGTGCATCATTACCCTAGCGGATAGCTCAAAGAGCCATAGAACGCGCTCGATGATACAGCGGCATTGGCTAACACGGCCCCAGCTGTGGTCACCCACATGCATGAGGTGTTGTTGTTTCCGCTCCCAAGGTATCCGCCCGCCGTAACGACTTTCGTGGGCCTGTATCCGCTAGGAATGGTGCCAAAATTCGCCCCCGATGAAGGGCCTACGCCTGCATGGTTTTCATAGTTGATTTCAACGAATACAATTCCAGCTACCATGCGCCATCGTGAAAAGTTAGTTGCCGATGCGCTGCCGTACATGTACACCCAATCCGTGCTTTCTATACGCGCTCTCGGCACCGTTCCTTCTGATAGGTTGGATGCGTTATTTGCTCCCAAGCTTCTTCTAGCAGCAGCCGCATTCGCAGCGCCCGTGCCGCCGTTTGCAACCGGCAAAGCGCCCGTCGTGTCACCAAGGCCAACAGCGTTGCGCAAAGCCTGCAACGTGTCATGACCGGTGCCGCCGCGCTCCACCGCTAAAACGCCATCTGTCACATCCGACGCACTGTGCGTGTGGCCGTTGTTGGCTTTTCCGCTCACAAGCGACAAAAACTGATCAATCATCTCGTCTAAATCAAACTTGCTCTTGTCCTCGTTGAATCCAAAAGGCATTTCCACCCCTCCTATTTCCAAAGCTGCTTGTTGAGCGAACGTTGCAGCGCCTTCACGCTGTTGGTACCAAAGATGCCGTCAATAGGCCCCGGCTCGCAACCCTTGCCCGCAAGCCACCATTGCAGCGTCTTGCTCGTCTGGTAGCCCCAATAGCCATCGACGGAAACGCCGCCACAAAGCCCCTGAACGGCCCTCACAAGCTCAGAGCCGCCGCGCCCATACTCAATTGCCCTTACCGCAGGAACGGCCCCAGAATCGGCCTCAGACTGTCCAGAGATAACGCCGTCAACCGTCGTGCCAAGCTGCCGTTGCCACTCGGTCACCGTGGCCGTGTAGCAATCCCCATCGACTGACAGCTCTGTATGGCCGGTTGCGTAGTACGGACGGATGCCGCAAATCACGCTAGAGAAATAGCGCGTCTTTCTGGCAACCTTGCCGTTGTCGGTGTTGCCCTCAATGGTCTGAATGTAATCAGAGTAGACCTTTTCGACAAAGCCCACATGATCACCGCTGTTGTCATCGTCCCAATCGAAAGCAACAACGTCACCCGGCCTCAAATCCCACTTTGACACGCCGCGCCCGCCCAGATTGTCGCTACGGTCAAAGGCAACCGCGCTAGGAAAGTGTGGGCATGATACGTCATTGGTGTAAAGCCCCATGCTCACGAACATAGCGCAATAGGGAACGCCGTTTTGGGCAAAGTAGCTGTTGTCCGTAAGCTGCGCATACCAGCGGCCATAGATGGTGCCTTGCTGTGGGTCACTGTATCGGTCATAGCCCAATTGTCTAGCAGCCCATAAAAGCACGTCGTTAACGGTTCCCGCCATCGTCTGCACCTTCTTTCTCATGGTCTATGTGCTCAATCGGTGCCACATCATCCGGCCCCTCTGTCGCGTCAAGCAATGCCAAGCGCTCTAGCCACTCAATAGGTACGTCTTTCTGTTTCATGTCTACCAATCCTCCCTTTCTGCCTGCTCACGTTTTAGTTGCAATTCCTGCTTGCGTATCTCAAGCTGCGCAGGGTCATTAGTCCAGCCCTCGTCCTTTGCCCAATGCTTCAAGAGAATCATTGCGCTTGCTGGGTCTGGCAAAGCCTGTTTCTTGACCTTGGTTGTCTTGCTGTAGCCGTCCGAATCCTCCACCGTCGTTGTTTCCTCGTAGGTAAAGCCCGTGGCCCGCCTGTATAGTGCCGCCTTGATCTCCATGACCGGCACGCGCCGGCTCTCTTTTAGCAATTCCCGAAACTCACGGTGATTGTCCTTGTAACGGTAAAAAGCACTGGTAGACACGCCCAACAGACTGATAATTTCCTTGTCCGTCGTGCCTATCTCGCACCACTTGCGTATTTCGTCAAACCTCGGCAATACGTGCGTATAGTATTTGTCCTTAGCCATCTGAAAGCCCCCCGCTATCTAGGTTGCCCACAATCTTAGCATTGACACGCTGGCCGGTCATTGTAGCCGCCTCCCAAGCGTCAGAGCACCAACCAACCAACCAGACAATCAAAGCAGCCGTTAACGTCCGGCCTCGTCTCCCTGATCAGCTCGCATTCCTCGTTTAGCCTGCGTATGAAAGCCGGTGTCATGCTGTTAGGCATTTTCTTGTTTCCCATGTAAACGCCCCTATTTAGTCAGTTTTCAACATTATCAACATCACAATCACAACCACAATTATAAAAATAAACGTATCCTCCCCGGATAACGTGGCCGTTTCCGTGGCGCGTGGCGTTCGCGTTGCGCAGAGACGCAACGCCCCGCGTGGCGTGGGAAACTGTGTGACCACGATTATAACCATGCTGTCAAGTCCCCCACTTTTCGACAACCCAAAGGTCAAGCCATGCGCCGAAATCTTATGTAAAGTTAGCAAGGCCAAAAAGACACAAATTTGTCACGAATCGCAAGGCAAAAGAAAAAGGCCCCTGCACGTCTGCAAAGGCCCGCCCCGCGCGTCCGCAGGGTCTTTTTTTGCTCAAGTTCCGCGCTAGCAAACGTCTTGAGCATGTCAAAAGTGATGCATCATTCTAGCGCCCTCCCATTTCCCGCGCAAACTCCCGGTAACGCTGCGTGTACTCATAAGAGCGGCCAAAAATCTTGTTTACCGCCTTGTGCAACCTTGGCTCATGCTCTTGTATAACGTCAACCTCTTTGAGACATGATCGGCCGAACGGACAGCCCGCGCAGCCCGTGCGCGGCAAGCCATAATCTGTATAACAAGCGCTATGAACCACACCAAACAGCCTTTCATACTCTGCCTTGTCCGCATCTGTCAGCCAAAACAGCGGCCTGTAATCGTCAATGCCGGTTGACTTTAGCGTGATGCAATTCTTGTATGCCGTGGCCCTTGCGCCGCCCTCGGCACGCCTAACGCCCATGATGTTAAGCTGTGCGCCCGTGTGCTCTAGCGCCGCGTGAGCAACCTTCTTTTTTGCCCATGTGCAGCATTTGTTGGCAATCGCAAAGTCTGGCGGATTCTGCACGATGAACTCTTTGAGCCACTTGTTACGCGCAATGTCAAAGCTGCTAATACCGCCATCGTTCCTAGCGCCCCATTCGTTACACCACCACTTAAGCGCGGCCTTGCATTTCGGATAGCGCTCATAAAGCACCGAAAAAGGCTCATCCTCCCATTTGAAGCCGTGCGATTGAAGCCGCTGCATGAACTCGCTAACCTGTTTTGAAACGAAAGGCTGGCCGTATTCCCTAGAGCAAGTCGGAATCGGCTTCTTTGCCCGCTCTCGCATGATCTCAACGCCGTAACGCTTCTCTAGGTACTGCAAATGTCGCTTTGTGGCTTCGTACTCTAGGCCCGTGTCAAAGAACACGTATGTTACCTTTTTTTCACGGTCAACGCGCGTGAGTAAGTCCATCATTACGTCGCTGTCGCTGCCGCCGCTTATGCTGCACATGACGCGCCGGTATTTCGGGTTGTTTATCACGCTGTCAGCCTTTGCGAACATGTCAACAATGGCTAGATTTGTAGTCCCCTGCAATTCTTTTATCATCTGCTAACCCCCAAACACCTTTTATTTAAGTCTTACCGCACAATGCAAATCTAATGTACGTGGCCGGCGCGTGCTGCCAATGCTCGCATGCAAAGGCCCTTGCTCAAACTCAATAGCAAGCTGCTTCATTCAAGCCCCCTAAACGAGCATGGCCGGCGATTGCTCGCCGGCCCTTGCGTTGCCTTAGAAACGACGGTTGGGAACGTTGTAATACTTGTGAGAAACACGGTTGCCGTTGTCGTTGTACGTGAAGATGCCGCCACGCGCACCAATGAAAAAGCCGTAAGAGTCACGACAAAGAAATTCGGCCATGGTACCTTCGTCATTCGGCATGCCCGTTTCGATGGTCACATACACGTCGTTACAATAATCAAAGCTCTGAACAGTCAGCTCCTTGATCTCATAGTGACCGTGCATTGTCACAAAATCACGAACGTTTGCAAAGGCCCTGCGCTGGCTTGCATTCATGTTGTCGGTTGCGTTGGTCATGGTCGGTGTCCTTTCGGTCGGTCGCTTTCGTTGATTTAATTATAAAGCCACCACAACCACAACCACGCGAAAATCTATAGCATCACAAACCCTACACAAAAGAAAAGGGGCTTGCGCGACCAACGCAAGCCCCACCGAAAGGAGCGGAACGGCCCACCCAAGCCGCCACCACCAATGATGTTAGCTCAATCCCTCAGCTCAACCGGCTGTATCTCTGGTAGCTGCCTAATCTCCACATCCGGCCCAATAGCGGCAAAGAGCGCAACCAGAGCCGCCAAAACAGCGGAAATCAGCAACATGAGCAAATATACGGCACCGCTCATTTCGCGGCCAAATTCGGCCTTGTGGCTCGTCCTGCGCATGGCTAGTTGTCCTTAGCAGCAACCAGCACAGCCATAGTAAAAAAGCCCAACACAAAGCCCAACAATAAAGCCAATCAGCAAACCGCCAATCATGATTCCTCCCAATTCGCGCAATCGTCGGCGCTTTCCTCAAGCGTTACAACCATGTCAAGCGCCCTGCACCATGCGCAACGCTCACGAATCGCATTGACGGCCTTTATTGCGCCCTCTGTAGTTTTCCACGGTTTAGATACGACTGAATGCATTGTCTTGCCGTCAAACACGCCAAATGGCCTTGCGTGGTCACACTCGCCGCACGTGCGGCCCTCAACCTGTGGCGCGTATGCGTCCGTGCCGATTTGCCGCGCCATGTCCTCTAGCTGGTTCATCACAGTAGGTCTTTCAGCTCTAGCAGCTCGTCACGCATCTGTGTGATCATGCGGTTAAAGTGCTCGCGCGTGCGAAAGCTGCCACGACCGTTAGGCTCGCCATCACCGTAGAAGTCCTTTACCCGGTCGGAAAGCCTCGCCGCCATTAGCGCGATGTATTCCGCTTGCTGCACCGCCTGCGTGTTGCTGTCGTTCGGCATGCCTTGCCCCTTTCCATGCTGTGCGGCCCTCAGCGCCGCGTTTTCCGCTTCCAACGTGGCTATCTGGCCCTCTAGCCCCTCAACCGCTTTCCAAAGGCTTATTTGGGCTTCCTGTGGCTTATCAGTCATACCGCCCACGCTCTCTGTTTCGTGCCTCGCAACCCTGCATTGCCGCCGCAACGTCGATACCGTAGCGCTGCGCAAGGTTGCAAGCCGCTTGTATCACGTCGGCTATCTCGTCAGCCAAATCTATTTTGGCAAGTTCTACGACCAAACCGTTTTCGTCTGTGTAGCCGTCTACAATCTCTGCTTCATCAAGTGTCTGCCAAGCGCCGAACACCTCAGCCGCTTCTTCAAGCACCTTGCAAGCTTGCTCTTTGTCGGTGCAATCAAGCACGAACGGTTTTACCTCAATCAGCATGCCCGCCCCTCTCTAGTAGTCCGTGAGGATTGCCACGCCGTAATCGTTAAAGCGTACCTCAAACACGTTCGTTTCGTCAGCAAGCCCATACAGCGCCCGAAACTTCTTTATTGCCTTTTGCTTTGAAGTTGCCTTGCAAATTGCCACATCATCGGTAAACCTGTGGCCCTGCATCTGGTCAGCCAACGCATAGGCAAAAAGCCGCCTTTTCTTGCTCATGACCGCCCCTTTCTGACAGATGTGGCCGGGATTGCTCCCGGCCCTTCTAACACGACCTAAATCTTACTCACGCTGCCCCAAAAGCTGAAATGCGCGGTACCCGGCATAAGATACAACTTGCCATCGTTCATGATGGTTGCCGTGCTCTTGCGCTTGCCGCCGATGGTCTTGGTGATCACCCACGGAAAAGCGACATAGAGCATAGAGCCATCGCGGTCAAACTCGGCGCGGATTTGCTGGTAAAGCTCAACGTCGGTAACATCGCCCATGCTGTCAGCAGGACGGCCAAACTCGTAAAGAGTCTCAATGGAATGGCAAAGCTCAAAGTGAACGTCAGCGGTCATGGTGTGTGCTCCTTTCAGAGCGTAGGTGGTTGGTGTGCCTTTGATTATAAAGCCACCACCACAACAATTACTTGTGATTGCCTTACCAACACAAACCATTCACAATCTTTTGAATATTTGGAACATGGTTGCAAATGCAAGATAGCCCACGGAAAGGGGCAAACCGTGGGCATGGCATTAGTTTAGCGTAAGGCTCACGCGCTCTGCCATGTCAGCGCCGGGAACTTCTTCACCGGCCTTGATCGCTGCCGCGATAGCCTTTTTGTCTGGCGCTTCCGTCATTTTGCGAACGACGAAATCAAGCGGAATCTTCTTGGCGTCCCATATGTCAACAAACTTGCTCTTGCGCGTCTTTAGCTCAACTCGCGCCGTCTCAAACCTGCTTTCGCCCATGAACATAAGGCTTGTGATTATGTAGTTTGCCATTCTGTCGGCCTTGCGCTGCCTAGAGCGTATGCGTGCCTCTAGCTTTGTCTTTTCGGCCTGCATAGCCTCAATGTCGGCCTTAAGGCCCTTGAGATACAACGCGCAACCCTCAAGCTTTGCGTTGCGGTCTGCCTCCAAGCGCTCTAGGTCGGTAGGCTCAAAGAGTATTTCGCCGGTTTCCTCGTCAACGCTGTAGCCGCTTTCGATAACGTCAACCAACGCTTTGTCAATCTCGTACAGATGCATCTTTGCCCCTTACTCTGGTATGTACACACGCGGATAAAGCGTGTTGGTGTCAACGTCAGAGATCGTGACACGAACATAGTCATCATCGCTTGAAATGCGCACGCGCGGATACTTCCTCACAACAAGCGTGACCACCTGCGAATCATCGTCAAAGGCTACGCCGTTCAGAGCGTCCAAAACCGCCTTGGCTATGTTGTCGCAATCCGGCTTGCCCGTGTCGAACAACGCTCGCGCCTTGTCCCAAAGGCTCTTTGGCAATGCCCGTTGCACGTCGATTGTCACAGAAAGCGGCATTGCCCCAAAGAATAGCCCGCCTTGCTTGCAGTACTGTTCCGCAATCTTTGACTTATAGGTTGTGTCGGCTTTCGTCTGGTATGCATGGCCCCGCGCAAAACGTGGCCTGCCTTGCCCACGCACCTTGCCAACGCATGTGAACGTGCTTTTCATGTGTCCCCAATCGCCGCGCCTACTTTACATAATCTCACGCGGAAAAAGGCCAAACATGGCAACAGATGCCTTACACATAGAAACGACAAAAGCGCCTTGCCCTTAAGGGTTTGGCGCTCTTATCGGCTTGATAATGTATTAGTCTTAGGAAGTGATATGATGTGCCGCCATTTTGTCAGCAAAAGCGCCCTACGCTATTCATCATTTCCGCTTTTCGCGTCGATTATACCTAGAATCTCTTCTTTCGTTTCCTTTAGCTCTGCCAACAAATCTTCCTTTGTCGTGCGCAGATCGGTTTTCATGTCGGTTACCGTCTTTACCTGATTAGCGCTCGTAAGGCTGTTGACAACGATAAAGTTTAGCGCCGCTTGCGCTATCTCGGCCCATAGTTGCGCCTGTTGCATTTCCATATCCCCTTTAGTAAGGCATTTCCGCGATGATCACGCGCATGCGCTCTAGCACGTCGGGCTGTTGCTCGCGCTCCAAAGCTGCTGTTGCCAACCGTCTAAGCTCTAAGATGCTGTGATTGAATGCTAAGCCCTCGTCATAGCCAAGAAAGCGCCCTATTGATTGCGTCTCGTCTCTCCATCTTTCCTCGTCAAACCAGACGCCGCCCGTAGGTATGTATCTCCACTCTGTTTCCTCTCGCTCTAGCATGTTTAATGAATACTGTTTGAACAAGACAACCTCAACAAAGATTGCAAAGGCGTTAGCGCCTTTGGAGATTGCCGTCTCATAGGCCCTTTGTGCCTTGCTTCTGCCGGTCTTTTTTGGGTAGTAATTCCAAATCTCGTCAAAGGAAAGCACGCTCGCTAGAGTGCGTGTGTTTTCTGCTTTAATCTCATGGGTGGTCTTTGGCGTAATCTCTGTTAATGTTCTGCCCAAGTTCGGCAAATCGAAATTGACGTTTGGCGCATTCCCATCTTGCCCGTTTGTGTAGTTCGGCATTTCCCTTTGGTCAAGTTCGTTGTTCCCAAAAGGTGAATAACCAACGGCCATAAGCTTTTCGCGCTCTCTTGCCATGTGCGCCTGTGCCTGCTCATGTTTCCAATTGTCTATAGCTTTGTTCAAAGTCTCGGCAATTATGCGAATGTGCGTTGTCGGATTGCCTGCAAACTTCATCGTTCGCAGCTCAATGAATCCTTTGTCTTTCAGAATCTTTGCGGCCCGGTCATACTGCTTTGGCGTGATTCTGATTTCCTGCCACCAATCGCCCCGCGCCTTTGCAATCCAGAGATAGCCGTCTCTTTGGATTCTCGCCCTTGGCCGTCCGTTCCGGTCAGCCCCGAACCAATAGAGAATCTGGGAAAGCAGCGCCCCGGCCATCAGATCGCCCGCAATGTCAACGTAGGCATGGTGTATCACGTTCAGCTTGCTTGTGAAAGCCGCGTTTCCTAGCATGATTTCCTCTTGTGTCAAAGTCAATGTATGTTGCATGTCCTCTTGCCCCCGCTCAAACAAAAGGCGCTCGCCCGTAGGCAAGCGCCCATGTGTGCTTATAAGTCTCGCCAAAAGTTGGCGTTTGAATACGTGGCACTACTCTTGCGCCGCCACAATCGCATCAATCGCCATGTTGATATCGTCGGCAACCTTGCCGCTAGGGTTTCGCATCCAGCGCACAACCGTGTTGTCATGCACGCCGAAATACTCGGCAAGCTGCCAATATGCGATGCCCTCTTTCTGTAGGCGCGAAACTATACGCGCCTTTTCGTCGTTATGAATCTTGTACGTGCTTCTACTCATTATGATCACTCCATCTGCTTAATCTGTCTCATAGGTAGGCTCATTTTCGGCCTCTGCTTGCGCCTTGGCATTTCGTTGCCTTGCTGCCTGCTGCCATCGGTCAATCAATCCCAGAGCGGCCCGCGCCTGCGCATCGGTCAAGCTGTCCTCACCCTCATAGCCAAGCGATTGCAGCGCCTTTGACTCAAACACAGCGTTGTAAGCCGTCGTGAAGTCAACGCCACGCGCCGCCGCAAGGTCGGCAATCCTGTTGCCGATTTCCTCACACTGTTCGGCACTCGCAGGTGTCACCGGCTCGTCAGTGACCACGCTAGCAGCCACCGGCTGCGCGGCCCGCTGCTGCCGCATCTGGTCTTGCTCCAATTCCTCAGCGCTGTACATGCCCGCGAACGTGTCCGGGAAAGCCTCGCGCAAGCAATGAACCAACGCAACCTTGCGAATCATGGTTGCCGGTTTGCTTACCCAAAGATTGCGGCCCGTGCTGTATTCCTGCAAAGCCACCTCGTCATAAAATGGGCG